CTGGTAAACGCGCTCGCGCTGCTGAACTTCGTGCGCGGCGGATTCTCCATGGACTCCGCATTCACCCAGGTCGACCTCTACAAGAAGCTGGTCGCCGCTGAGGACTCGACCGGGCGACCGCTCCTGCCGCCCCTGGGGCCCACCAACACCATCGGTACCGCTCGCGGCCGGTGGTCCGGGCTGGACGTCAACGGCGTGGCGTTCCTGCCGGCATGGGCGCTGGCCGCCACCGGCGCGGTAGCAGCCTCGAGCTACCTATTCGACCGGATGTCCGTGTGGGCATGGGCGTCGGCGCCGCAGCGGCTCCAGTTCGAGTACCAGGTGGCCACCATCGACATCGGACTGTGGGGCTACAAGGCCGGCATCATCACCGACATCACCGGCGTCCGCGAGATCATCTACGACCCGGTGTAACCCTAGGCCTTTAACCGGACATATCGGTTATCCACGCTAACCTGGAAGGAATCGGACATGGCGGATAAGACAAAGGCAGACCTGGAGGCCGAACTCACCGAGGCGTACGCGCGGATCGATGAGCTCGAGCGGACCGGCGCCGGCACGGCGGCCGCGGTGCCGCGACCACAGCTGCCGTCGTTCGGCATGTCGGAGGGCACCCGCAACGACATCGAGCAGGCGCAAAACGAGATCGCCCGGAACCCGCGACTCGAGGAAGTCCGGATGGCGGAGCCGTTCACGGGCCGGACGATCACGGTCACCGAGGACAGTCACGAGCTCGCTGACGAGCAGCCCGTGGGGCACGTCCGCCTGGGCGACGGCGTGGCCGACGTCAGCCAGTTCGAGCACTGAGGACAGGACATGCCGTGGCAGCCCGACTATGTGGAGCTGGAAGACCTCGCTTCCTACGTCCGGATTAATGACGATCTGGACGACGTGTGGTTGCAGTGGGCAGTCACCGCAGCGTCGCGGGCCATAGACCGGCACTGCCGGCGCCAGTTCGGTCAGGTGGAGACACCCCAGGCGCGCAGGTACACGGTCCGGTGGGACCGGCGCCGGTGCGCCTGGGTGGCCCAGATCGATGACCTGATGGACGTCACCGGGCTGTTGATCGAGGGTGTGGCCGCGGTCGCGCCGGACTTCTCGCCGCTCAATGCCGCGGCGGACGGCCGGCCGTGGGAAGCGCTGGTGATCCCGGATGACGTGGTGTCCGCGCTGACGACTCCGTTCGTCACGGTCACCGCGCCGTGGGGATGGGACGCCATTCCGGTCACGATCGAGCAGGCCACCGGGCTACAAGCCGGCCGACTGATAAAGCGCCGTGATGCGTTGTTCGGGGTGGCCGGATCGCCAGAGGCCGGTAGCGAGGTGCGACTGCTCGCGCGCCTGGACCCGGACGTCGCCGTGCTCGTGCCGCTGTATCGCCGGAAGGTCCGGCCGCTATGAACATCAACAACGTCCAGGAAGAGATCGGGGCCACGATCGTCGCAGCGGATGCCGGAATCCGGGTGACCCCCTGGGATGCGGACAGCGTCAACCCGCCGGCCGTGCTGTTCGAGCTGCCAGAAGAGTACGACTTCGATCTCACCTACGGGCGCGGCAGTGATGAGTTCACGCTGCCGATCGTGCTGCTACTCGGCAAAACCGATGCCCGATCTGCCCGGAAAGCCCTTGGCGCATACCTCGATGGATCAGGACCCAAAAGCCTAAAGGCCATTGTGGACAGTAGTAACACCAACACGTACGTCACATGCGACACCGTGAAAGTGCGCAAGGCTAGCGACATCGGCCCCTACCGTGTTGGCAGCATCCTGTATCTGGGCGCCACTTTCGAGACACGTATCACCGGACCAGGGAGCTAGGCATGGCCGAAGTGCACGGCAGTCTCACGTACGTGAGCCTGGCCACATTCGATATCTCGACCTTCACCGACTCGTGCACCGGCAAGTACGAGGGAGACCAACACGAGTCGACCGCATACGGCGCCCTGGGTCATGAGTACGCGGTTGGCCTCAAGGCCACCAGCTACACCATTGGCGGCAAGTACACCAACGGGGCGACAGCCACGCGCGTGAAGGTGCAACAGTTGGTCGGAACCAAGGTTGCGTTCGAGTACCGTCCCGAGGGGACTGGAACCGGCCTTCCCACGGAGACCGGAACCGTTCTGGTGAAGACATTCAACAAGTCCTCCCCCGTTGCAGACATCGTGCGCTGGACAGCAGAACTGACCGTGTCCGGCGTAATGACGTTCGGCACACAGCCATAGCCACACCCCGAGGAGTCCACAATGGATAAAGAGACGCTGTTCAACCGTAAGGCACACAAGGGAACCACGACCGTCACGCTAGACAAAGACGTGGTAGTGGTCGTTCGGGCGCTTACCCGCGGCGAGGTAGAGGACTGCCGGTCGGGCAAGAAGGATGACCCAGACTACGAATTGCGGCTCATCGCGACCGGCCTGGTGGACCCCGAGATGACGCTCGAGGATGTCCGACTGTGGATGCAGGGCGACCCGGACGACCCGGACGACGATGGCGCGCCGGCAGGGGACAGCGTGAAGGTCACCACGGCGATAGCCGAACTGTCCGGACTAACCGAGCAGGGTGCCCAGAAAAGCGTACCTGGAGTTCGACGCAAACCCAGACGCTGAATTTGAGTACGCGCTAGCGCACGCACTCAAGAAGACGGTCGGCGAGATCCGGCAGATGCCGAACTCCGAGTACGTGCGCCATTACGTCTACTTAGGACGTCGCGCGCAGGAACGCGAGCTAGAGCAACAGAAGATGGAGAGGTGACCCCGGTGTCGATCGATCCCATCAAGGTGACCGGCCTGAAAGAGTTCACTCGCAACCTGCGCAAAATCGACTCCGATCTACCGAAGGTGTTGCGACTAGCCAATAATGACGTCGCTGACCTGATCGCGTCGTGGGCGCAACCGAGGGTGCCGACCAAGACCGGCGCCGCGGCCCGCAGTGTGAAAGTGGCCAGCACGCGTTCAGAAGTACGCGTGAAGGGTGGCAGCAACAAGGCACCTTACTATCCATGGCTGGACTTCGGCGGCAAGGTGGGTCGCAAGAAATCGGTCAAACGATCGTGGCACTCGGACGGGCGATACCTCTACCCTGGATGGGTTGCCAACCGTGAGGCCGCCACCGAACGATTAGCCACACGCCTACTCGAGGTGTGCGAGCAAGCCGGAATTGCGGCTACCAAGTGATGCAGTGGGGGACCATCGCCGGAACGATCACCGCAGTGGCAACGCTGGTCACCGCGATAGGCGGACTGCTGTTGGCGCTCAAGGTGATCATGCCATCCAAGCGACAGGTTGAGGAAGTCCACAAGATCGTGAATCAGCAGCGCACGGACATGCGACGCTATATCACTGTGCTCGAGCGAGCGGTCACAGAAGGCGGACTGGACATGCCAGAAGACCAGAGCCGGCTGGACTAGACCATGTCTAGCAAGCCTACCGTCACGCTCACCCTAGCGGGCGACGAAAGTAAGCTCACTGACGCATTCGACAAAGTCGGCCAGTCTGCCAAGTCCATGGATGACAAAGTGGACACTGCGTCGCGTGGCCTCGATCAGTCCAGCTCGCGGTTCGACACCGTAGGGGAGTCCGCGGACAACGCGGAGAGCAAGTTCATGGGGTTCCATGACGTTCTGGATGGCGTGAAAGGCGGCATGGAAACCCTTGCGGACCCCAGCGCTAGCCTGACCGACAAGCTGATCGGGCTGGGGCAGGCCGGCGCGGATATCGCCGGTGGCATGGCATCCTTCCTCGTTCCCATGCTGGGTACATTGTGGACAACGCTCACAACGACCGTTATCCCATCGGTGTGGTCCTTCACCACTGCGCTGCTCGCCAATCCGATCACGTGGGTTGTGGTCGGAGTGGCTGCGTTGATCGCCATCCTGATCCTGCTTGTGACGCACTGGGACGCGGTGAAGAACGTGGTAGGCAACGTGATCGGCTGGATACGCGACCGGTGGAACGGACTCATGGGCTGGTTCATGGGTATCCCCGATTGGTTCGGGCGGATCTTTGGTTCCGTTGGCAACGCCATCTCTTCGGCGTTCAAGAGCGCAATCAACTGGGTCATCGACCGCCTGAACTGGTTCGTCGACCGCGCGAACGACATCATCTATGGCATCAATGTGATCTCCCCGTTCAACGACATACCTAACATTCCGCACATCCCCCGGATGCACACCGGCGGCATCGTGCCCGGCATGCCTGGCACCGAGGTGCCGATCATGGCCATGGCCGGTGAGCGGGTCACCCCGAACGGACAGGGTGGCGGCCTCGAGCTACGTGTCACCGGCAGTGGCGGGCTGTGGGAACTGATCCAGAACGCGATCCGCAACGGTGAGATCCAGCTCATCGACTCCGCCGGCCAACGTGTGCAGGTAGCCTGATGGCACTCACCTTTCCCCGTGACCCGTTCCTCGAGATGTACCTATCCGGCACATGGCGAGACCTTACTGGCTCCGTGCGACAGTCCGAATCCATCAAGATCAAACGCGGTCGCGGTAGCGAACAGGGAGAAGTCGCACCAGGTTCGATGTCCTGCACCATGGAGAACATCACCGGCGATTTCACTACCTCGAATCCGTTGGGTCAGTGGTACGGGCAGATGGGCCAGGGTGTCCCGCTTCGATTCGGGCTGACCCTTGCTGAGGACACGTTCGCCGGCCGCACGGTAGCGAACGGATGGGGCAACGCCACCACCGGCGAAACGTGGTTGATCTTCACCGGCATGGGTGCGGCATCCGACTACGCGGTGTCTGGCGGCACAGGAACGCAGTCCGTGTCTGCCGCGAACACCTACCGCTACTCGTATCTGCCGGTGTCCTACCGCAATGTTGAGGTCGTCGCGACAGTGACGGTAGCCATCAGCAACATCAGCGGCGCATCAATCGAACCCGCGAACGTCCTATGTAGACACCAGGGGGGCAGTGGGGCCTACTACTACGCGCGAATAAGCATCGATGCTGCCGAAGTGCTGACGATCTCCATTCATCACTCGCTAAACGGTCAGCTCGCGACCCCGGTTGCCGTGCCTGGACTGGTCGATGCAGTCTCGAGCAAGGTGCTACGCGCCAAGATCCAGGCCGAAGGGCAAACCATCCGCGCGAAGGTCTACGCGCCCGGCGCCGAACCCGTCGACTGGCAAGTCATCGTGCATGACACCGCGATCAGCGAACCGGGCATGATCGGTGTCCGCAACGGGGTAGCGCTGGGCAACACCAACACGAAACCCATCGTGTTCACTGTGGACGACCTCGAGGTACGCAGCCTGCGCTTCGTCGGCCAGATCGCAGAACTCAAGCCACGATGGAACGCCACCCACACGGACAAATGGGCAGAGATGGTCGCATCCACCGCGCTGAACCGGATCCAGCGCGGGAAGACGCCACTAAAGTCCACGCTCCGCCGCGCCTACCTGGCCGATGCGATCGACCTGCCGGTGCAGTAC